ATGAGCTTCCGAGCTTATACAGCGGCCGAGTGGAAGCCGATCGCTCTCGCCGTCGGAGAATGGAACGCTGCGCTCAAGGAGAAACTGGAGGACCTGGCGCGCCGCTATTGCGAAGCGCCGAGTGCGGAGAAGCTTAGAGCCGAGGCCACCACTAAGGCCGCGCTCGCGGACAACGTTTACAGCGCCGCGAGCGCCCTGATCGAGGCTTTAGAAGCCGCAACGCTCAACCCCACGATAAACGACGTCCGTCTGATCGATGCACTGGAAGAGCTTTGCGGTATCCAAGAATTCGATGCGGATGAAGCCAAGGCCTGCGCCCCTGCTTCGGCAGAGAAACCTTCTCGCCGTCGATATCTTCTAAGCTTGTGCGACGTCTGGACGATCGACCTAGCAAGGCCGGAGCGGCCTTACGCCAACCGGGTATCAAAACATGTGGAGGCGGAGCAGCCGGCTGTCGCCTTCATGCTCGCCGCGGCGAACCCGGTTTTTCGAGCTCGTGGAGATGGGCTGCTGACACCGGAGGGAGCGCGCGTGCCCTTCAGGACACGAGCAGACCAGGCGAGAGCCAAGCGCAGCAGGGTCATCGGCATGCCCGGCAGCCGCGGGATGGGAAATTGATAGCCGAATTCGGCACATCATAGACCCATGTGCAGCGTGCGCGCTCGCAAGACACCTTTGCCGCCTCACCAGACCCAACTTGGCCAACACCGGCCACGGGTCGATCGGAGGCGCAATGTCAGACCAGAAAGATGCGGGTGGGCAGGAGCCCCCCGAGAAGTTCATCACCATCGCCGAGGCTGCTGAACGGATCGGCCTATCTAAATGGTGGATCCGCGATCAGCTCGAGATCGGCGCGTTTCCCCGGCCTCTCCGGTTTTGTCGCGCGCTGCTGTTCCGGGAGCGTGAGGTCTCCGACTGGATGGCCGCGCAGGTCGCAAAGCGGGACCATCCGTCCAGCCTCCGACGCCAAGTGCGGAGGGTTGCATGACACCCCCGACAAAACGAAAGCCCCAGCCGGTCGCAACGGCAGGGGCTTCCAAGGCTTCCAAAAGTTCAGCGCCTACAAAGTACCGCACCGAGAATCCTCCCGCAAGGGGGGCTTCATCACCCGATGTGTTGGCCGAGGTCTCCGTCTATGACGGAGCCCGGCCTCTCGGCTTCGTCTGGAAAACCCGCGACGGGTTCGATGCCGTGCGACCCGGTGGCAGCTACATCGCCACCTTCCGGAACCAAGCCGATGCGGTGGTGGCTGTCCGCCAAGGTGGTGCGCGATGAGCGCGCCGGCCGCCGAACCGCAGATCAGCCGCAAGCTCACCCCGACGCATTTGCGGATGTTCCGGCGTCGCGCCGAGATGGTGCGCTTGGCGGAACACCGGCGGACCTACAACGTCGCGCTGTTCAATCCGGATGGCTGGGCGTTGGCGATGGCCGATGTGCTCGCGTTCGGACGCGACGAGCTCGACTACCCGAGCTTTCTCAGGCTCGCGTCCTCCCTCAACGTCGCGATCGACGAGAAGATCGTGATGGTTGCCATCCACAAGGTGGCGCGCCTGGTCGAGATCAAAGGCGTCGCCTACCGTCCACTTGCCGGCCCCACGGTCGCGAAGCTCTTGGACGTGACCACGGAGGAACGCCTGCTCCTCGACATCCGCACCATTGCCGCTGTCGATGAGACGCCCGAGCAATCAAAGGATCGGCTGACCGAAGACAGGCGAACCCGTGACCGCGAGCGCAAGCGCCGCGCGCGCGCCGCAGATGGCGCCGTTCAGCGTCCTCAGTATGAGGCCACCACCATCACGAAGGCGCAGCCCTGGGCTGCTCTCGGGATGTCCCGCCGCACCTGGTACCGAAAGGGCAAGCCTTCGCCGGAGGTCAAGCCGCTGTCCACTCGCGAGGGCGTGGCTGTGGCACAGGTGCGTCCACTCACAATCTATAAGAAAGAGGGGGGACGGACTTGTGCCACGGGTGCCACGGCACCGGGCACCACCCTCACCCTCGCTGAGTTCGAGCACAAGTGCAGGCTCGACGGCATCCTTCCCATCATGCCCAGCCCTGCCGCGATAAGGCGCGGGCAGCGCAGTGCCCAGGCCGAGAGCCCTACGAGGCAGCGCCATGCGTGAGCCCAGGGGCAAGGGCACGGCACCCCGTCGAGAGACGCAGGGGATCACGGGTCCTTCCCCGAAGAGCCGCCTTGCGGGGGGCGCTGCCCCGAAACATGACGCGCTGCAATCATCAGGAGGGGGGGCTCCGCTTCCAATTACCGCCACTGCTCGGGAGCTCGCCGAGATCATCGGGGTTTCCGAGCGGTCAGTGCGTGAGCTTGCCACGCGCGGGATCGCCCTGAAGGCGACCCGCGGGCGCTACCATGTCGCGAAATCGATCCGGGCTTACTGCGACCAACTCCGCGACGCAGCCGGTGGGCGGGGCGGCGATGCCGGCGCTACTCTCGCTGCCGAGCGGGGACGCCACGCGCGCGAACAGGCGGATCACCTCGCTCTCAAAAACGCCCAGCTCCGCCGCGAGTTGGTCCCCGCTTCAGACGTTGCACAGCGATGGATCGACGTCTGCTCCCGGGTGCGGGCCGGCGTCCTCGCCGTGCCCAGCCGTGTCCATTCAAGGCTGTCCCACCTCACGGCGGCCGATATAGCCGTGATCGATGCCGAGCTCCGGCTCACGTTGACGGAGCTCGGGACAGCATGACCAGCCTCCTTCTCGACGACATCTGCCGGCGGGCGCTTGCATCCTTGGTCCCGGCGCCCCGGCGCCCGCTCTCCGACTGGCTGGAGAGCAACGTCCGAATCCCTGATGGCGTCACGGCAACCCCGGGCCCTGTCCGGCTGTGGCCGTACCAGCGCGCCATTGCCGATGCCATCGGAGACCCGTCGATCGAACGCGTGACCCTGGTTAAGCCCGTCCGGGTGGGGTTCAGCACGCTGCTTACCGGCGCCTTGGCGAACTATGTGGCCAACGAGCCCTCGCAGATCCTTGCCCTGCTGCCGACCGAGGCCGATGCCCGCGACTACGTCGTCAGCGACATCGAGCCGATTTTCTCGGCGTCCCCAGCGCTCGCCGGATTGCTGACGGGGGATCATTCGGAAGGGGGCCGCGACACACTGCTGAGCCGGCGCTTTCCCGGCGGGTCGCTCAAGATCGTCGCCGCAAAGTCGCCTCGCAACCTGCGGCGTCACACCGTCCGGATCCTGTTCATCGACGAAGCCGATGCAATGCTCCCGGGTCCCGAGGGCTCGCCGATCTCCTTGGCCGAGAAGCGGACGCTGAGCTTCGCGGATCGCAAGATCGTCATGGGCAGCACGCCGCTCGACGCGGAGACCAGCAACGTGCTCCGCGCCTACGCGCAGAGCGATCAGCGGGTTTTCGAGTTGGCTTGCCCAGACTGCGGCGGGCTGACCGAGATGCTGTGGAAGCACATCGAATGGGATGCCGGCGAGCCGGAGACGGCGCGCTTTGTCTGCCCGCACTGCGAGGTACGGGTGCCAGAGCGCTTCAAGGCTGAAATGGTCGCGCGCGGCGATTGGCGGATCACCCGGCCGGAGATCAAAGGCCACGCGGGCTTCCGGCTCAACGCGCTGGTCTCCGGATTGCCGAACGCCTCATGGGCGAAGCTGGCCGCGGAGTTCCTGCGGGCGAAGGAGGACACCGACGATCTCCGAGTCTTCGTGAACACGATCCTGGCGGAGGGTTGGCGCGACGACGACGGAGACGACGTCGACGAACTCGCGCTCGCCGCACGGGCCGAGCCGTTCGGCCTTCAGCCGGACGCCGAAACCGGCAGCCTCGGCATGCCCGCGGAAGTGCTGACGATCACAGCCGGCGTCGACGTCCAGGACGATCGCCTGGAGATCACCCTTGTCGGGTGGTCTCGGAGTGAGGCGCTGGTTCTCGGGCACCACATCATCTGGGGCACCCCTGATGATGATGGGACGTGGCTCGAGCTCGAGGCGCTGCTCCGGACCCGCTGGACGCACCCGCTCGGCGGCCGCCTCACGGTCGAAGCAGCGGTTGTCGACTCGGGTGATGGCGATTGGACCGAGCGCGTCTACGCGTTCTGCTTCCCACGCGGCGCCCGCCGCATCATGGCGGGAAAGGGCATGGCTGGAAGTCGCCCGGACCTGGAGATGTCGAAGAACAAAGCCAAAGGCGGACGTCTTTGGATAATCGGCGTGGACGGGATCAAGACCACGATCATGAACCGCCTGGTGCGTGGAACAGCGATCCGCTTCTCCGTCTCGCTCGAGCCGGTTTACTTCGAGCAGCTGACGTCTGAGCGGAAGATCACCCGCTACCGCCAAGGCACTCCGATCCGCCGCTTCGAGCGCAAACCCGGCGCCCGCGCCGAGGCCCTCGACTGCCTCGTCTACGCCTTCGCCGCGCGCCGTGCGCTGACGATCAGCTTCGACCAGCGGGAAGACGAGCTGCGCGGCCACGTCGCTCCGGCGCCGGCCCCCCGCGTCTCACGCTCGAAATTCGTGGAGGATCGGTGATGCGGCTTCAGGAGAGCTTGCTGGTGACGATCAAGCCCAGCGACGACGGTCTCGATCGGTACGGCAGCCAGCTCCTGGCACTCGCCGACGGACAAGCCGCGAGGGTGCTGTCCGACGGCTTGAACAAGGCGGGCAACCTCGCCCGCACGCAGGTGAAGCGGGCACTCGTGACCCAGTCCGGGGTGAAGTACCGCCTCATCGATCAGAGCACGCAGACCACCCTCTCGACGCCAAGCACGCTCACGTACTCGCTCGCTGTGTCGGGCGAGGAAACGAACCTGAACTTGTTCGGCGCACGCCAGACATCGAAGGGCGTGAGCGCGGCGCCTTGGGGCCGCCGCCAGATCTTCGACGGCGCATTCATCGTCGAAGCCTGGGGCGGAAAGGTCATGCGGAGAGCATCCGCTTCCCGCTTCCCCGTTGCGTCCCTCTGGGGACCGAACCTTGCCCGAGAGGTCCTGAAGGAGCGGCCACTCGCTGCCTTCGAAACCACCCTCAACGAACGCTGGGCGGGCCAAGTCGCCCGCCAGCTTGCCCGCCATCTCGGCAAATAAGGAGAGAACCATGACCCTGATCACGTTCAAGAAGCCCGTAGAGCACGAGGGCCGCACATATTCCGCGATCGACTTCGAAGAGCCGACGGTCGGCGCAGTCGAGGTCTATGAAGCCTTGAAGGCGGCCGGGAAGACGGACATGAGCGCGATGATCGGGATGATCGCGCACGACACGGGCCTCCCAGCCGACGCGCTGCGAAAGGTCTCTACCTCTGATTTCGCGAAGATCTCGGAAGCTATGGTGCCCTTCCAAGAGCACCCGATTGCCACCGTCCCTTTGGCCGAACAGCAGACTGGCCCCGATGGCTCGCCATCTGCTGCGACGTCGCGGCAGTCCTGAACCAGTCATTCCCCGACCTGCGCCGCGAGAGGTGGTCAACCCTCTTGCGGATGCATGCCGAGGCCGAACGCATTGAGCGCGCGCGCTCAGGGGGATTCTAGATGGCCACGCACACCTCCACCCTGATCGCCACGTTGGTGGATCGGATCACCGGCCCCGCCAGAGCGGCAGCCGGCTCACTCCGCGGCATCACCGCGGCTGCTCAACAGGCCTCCGCAGCCAACGCTCGATCGCTGGGGGCAATGCGCGGCAGTCTGGTCGACGCCACGGCGGCCGGCTTCGTTCTTGTGCGGGGCCTCACGGCTCCGCTCAAAGCCGCGATGGCCTTCGAAGAGAAAATGGCCGACGTCCGGAAGGTCGTCGACTTCCCCACGCCCCAGGCTTTCCAGGATCTCCAGAAGTCCGTTCTGGAAATGTCGACCCGCATCCCGGTAGCGGCGAGTGGGCTGGCTGACATCGTGGCAGCAGCCGGCCAGGCCGGTATTGCTGGGGCGGACCTCCTCCCATTCGCGGAGAACGCCGCGAAGATTGGCGTTGCCTTTGACATCTCGGCAGGAACTGCGGGCGAGGCCATGGCGAAGCTGCGCACGGCGCTCGGGCTGACCAACCCGCAAGTGTTCAGCCTCGCCGACGCAATGAACGAGCTCTCAAACGCGCAAGCCTCATCGGCGGCCGACATCCTGGACGTGGTCCGGCGCGTGGGCGCCGAAGGAACCATGTTCGGCTTCACCGGCGAGCAGACGGCGGCTTTTGCCAGCGCCATGCTCGCCGCCGGCGCTGAGTCTGAAGTCGCCGCGACGTCCTTCCGGAACATGGGCCTGGCTCTCACGAAGGGCGCGAGCGCGACCAAGGGCCAGAAAGGCGCCTTCAAGCGTCTCGGGCTTGATGCGAAGAAAACCGCGCGGGACATGCAAAAGGATGCTGTCGGCACGACGCTGAAGGTCATCGAGGCCATCGGCAAGCTGCCGGAGGCGGAGCGTGCTGCAGTATCGAACGCCCTCTTCGGGTCCGAGGCGCGGGCCTTGGGGCCGCTGCTGACGAACCTCGACGCGCTGAAGGAAGCGCTTGGCATCATCGGCGACGAGTCGAAGTACGCCGGCTCCGCCCAGCGCGAGTTCGAGGTCCGCGCAGCCACATCAGCAAACGCGGTCCGGATCTTCGGGAACCGGCTAAACGTCCTCTCGATCGCCATTGGCGCGGCGCTGCTCCCGGCCCTCAACGACGCGATGCTCGCGCTTCAGCCGCTTGTGCACGGCATGTCGGACTTTGCCCGCGAACATCCGGCGGTCACCGCCGGCATCGTGAAAACGGCGGCGGCTCTGGTCGGCTTTCGAATCGCCGCCACGGCCGCGCGGTTCGGCGCGCTGTACATGGCGGGTGGCGTGATTTCCACTGTGTCGGCGGTGAGCGGCTTGGGTGTGGCGGCCGCAGGCGCAGCCGCTAAGGTCGGACGCGGCTTCGTGGCCCTCGGCACCCACGTGGCCGGTGTGACGCAAACCGCCGCCATGCGGTTCGGCATGATGCGCGCGGAGATCGCGTCCGGCGCCATCGGCATGGCCGGCATCATGCGGGGAACGTTCGCCACCATGGCGCGCTCCATTGGCGCGCTCCTGTTCCCGGTCGCAGCAGTCACCGCCGGGCTTAAGGCCATGAAGTGGGCCCTTATCGGCACCGGCGTCGGCGCAGTGCTGGTCGGGATCGGGACGGCCGGCAAGTTCATCTACGACAATTGGAACGGCATAAAAGCCATGTTCCAGGGGATCGGAGAAGGCATCCGGTCCGCACTTGGCCCGCAGGCTGCCGCCGGGTTCGACCAGATCATCGCGGCAGGTCAACGGGTTGTGAGCTTCTTCTCCAACATGACATTGGGCGCTTCCCTCGAGCAGTGGCGATCGTTCGGCGCATCGATCGGGTCGGCCATTGCTCCGGGCATCGCTTCGGCAATCGCTCTCGGGCAAGGGTTGCTCGACTTCTTCCTGGCAATTCCTGGGAAGATTGCCGCTGCCTTCTCAGCGGTGAAGGGCTGGGCGGCCAGCATGTCGAGCGGCATCAATGCGACGGAGGGCGGAACGTCGCCGGCGGCTGGGCCAGCCGCCGCACCGAGCAACCCCAGCTCGCCAGCGCTGAAGCGCGCCACCGGCGGCCCGGTCCAGGCCGGCAAGCGCTACCTCATCGGCGAGAAAGGCCGGCCGGAGGTGTTCGTGCCGGGCGTATCGGGGCGTGTCATCGCTGATGCTCCAGCACCCTCCAGAGGACCGGAGCGGAAGCTGCGCCGGAGCCTTCCTGCGCCGATGCACTTCACGTTGGGCGGGATAACGAACCACATCACCGGTGTGAGCGATCCACGGGCGGCGGCGGAGATGGCGGCTGACATGAGCGCCCGCAAGGTCGCGAGCGCGATGCGCGGCGTCTACGCCGACATCGGAAGGGAAACGATCTGATGCTGGGCCGGAGTGGATCGATCTACTCCGGCCCTAAAGCGGACAGTCAGCGCTTCATGAAGCCGGCAGCACGATCCAGCAAGGGAAGAATCGGATTAACCTGGCACTTGTTGGCAACAACCAACAACGCGATCAATTGAAGTACTCCGATTACGACGGGGCCAGCCCAGTTTTCGGCCGGTAACAAGAAGTACAGATCGAGAATTACGACGATACAAACGATCCAGACAAACCGCTCTTCTTGCCGCTCAGCATGAAGGCGAGCGAGTTCGCCCTGCAAAAATGCAACCTGATTGTCCTCGCTGTCGGGTTTAGTGGCTTGGCCGGCCGCAAGGAAACGCAGGAAGACCTTGCTGTCTTCCTGCTTCGCATCATGCTCGGACTCGGTCATGATACTCCTGCTTTATCGCTTCGTCAGGAATGGTGACGCCTTTGAAGCCGGGCAGGTAGCGCGAAGCCCAGGCGCCATCCTCCCAGTGAGTTATATTCACCAGCTGGCCCGAGCTGTAGTTCCGGGTAAGCTCTGCGACTTCGCTCAGCGTGTTGTATTCAGCTGTGTTCGGGCTGACCTCTGGCACCCAGTGGAAAACGTTGCCTACTGGCCCGGATCCAAACCCCCGCGCATGCCTATAAACAGACGGAATAACGGGGCCGTAATCCCACGCCTCGAAGTTCTCGTCGATCAAAGGCCTGCCGTGAGTGCCAAGATGGTACATGTGCGCAAGATAAAGGATCTTCTGGATCGCCAGGTTAGACAGCTTCCAGCCGCGCAGTTCACATAGAGTACGCGCCGCAGATAGTGCCGGCACAGACATCACGTCTCTCCAATCAGTCTGAACCCTCGTCAGATAAGCCGAAATTGAGTTTTTACCCAGAGTGGCCCGCGAGACTCAGTGGCGTCGGGCACTCCGCAATTCAAAGGTAGCAGCTTGCGCCCAGCGATGAAATAGGAGGTTCCCCGGCTCGAGACCAGACAACTTTCCCTTTTCATAGCTTGAAAAGAGAATATACTCTGCCGCGTGTCAGACGGTGGAGCGCGCGATGGGTCCCGACTTTACGGTGAAGGATGTCGCCGCTCGCATCGCCAGATGCACGGAGCTCTCCGAGGCTTTCCACGCCCGCCAGTTGCGGCACTGGGCGGCGCAGGGCGTTCTTGCTGCCGCTGCGCCAATCCGGACGCAAGGCACGGGTCCGACCGCAGCAATCATCCTCTCGAGCGAGCACTTGGTCGCAGCGCGGATCTTTGTCGCCCTTGCCGCCTGCGGCTGCGATGCTGACCAGCTGAAGAACATTGCCTACTGCATGAACGAGATCTCCCTCTCGGACCAAGAGCAGTATGCCGAACGCGACGCGGACGGTTTGACGGAAGTCCTGCCGGCGATAACCTACATCGCCCGCGACTTCGCCGCCGGAAAGATCGGCTGGTTCTTCACCTTCTACCGAGACGAGAAGGGCGAGATCTGGGGTGGATCGTTCGCAACCGCTCCCGCGATCAACTCGCTGCTGAAGGCGGCCGGGCCAATCGTCACGACGCTGACGCTCGCCGCTATCATGCCCCCGATGTTCGATGAGGCCGAGTGATGCAGCCATCCGCCGCTCCCGCCCATGACGGGCAGTTCATCCTTGCTTCTCTCGCCACAGCTCGCGCCATGGGCTTCCTTGAGAAGCACGCCATTCCGACCGAGACCGCTGGTTTGCTTGCCGCGCGATGCGTGACGATGACGCTCCAGCCCCAGCGCGCCGTCCCCCGTTACCCGGAGGAATGGCACACCGATTGCGAGGTGCCCGGCGTAGCGGCGACGCTCACCCACTACCACGACATTTGTCAGCTCGACGTCGCTTTCCCAAACGCCGAACTCAGCCTGAACATCACCGCGATCATCGCCGAGGCCGACGCCCTCATGGCGGAGCTCGGCCCGCGCTTGGCCAACGATACAGGCGCCTTCGAACAGGCGATCTGTTTCCAGCGAGCCGCGGCGAAGGTGTCCGGCGGTTCCGGTAACGCCTGATGGCCGGCCGCCTCATCCGCGCCTTGGGTGAGCTCATGGGTCGCTCCTACGACGGCGCCTCCAACAGCCGCCGCATGCGCGGTGCCGGTGCGATGCCGGTACAGCTGTCCGCGATGCACGCGGCGCGCGCTCCTCTAGGATCTCGAGCAAGATACCTGGCCGCCAACACCGCCCTTGGCAGCTCTGCGGCCCGCGCATGGAAATCAGCTTTGGTCGGCACCGGCATCAAGCCTCAGAGCCGCCATCCTGATCCCGCCGTCCGGCGCCAGATCAACGCGGCCTTCGAGCGCTGGAACGATATCGCGGACGCCGACGGGAATTTGCCGTTCTACGGGCTTCAGGCCTTGGCGGCCGAGCGGATGATCATAGACGGCGAGGCCTTCGCGGCCCCAAGCTTCGTCACGGACGATGACCGCTTTCCGCTCCGCATCCGTCTCATAGATGCAGAGCAATGCGACGCTGCATACTCAATGCCCGGCGCCGACGGCAATCTGATCGTCGCGGGTGTTGAGATCGATGGACTGGGCAAGCGGCAGGCCTACCACATGTTCCGCGACCGCCCCGGCCTCCCGTTCGGCGCCACGTTGGAGCGCGTCAGGGTTCCGGCCGAGAGCATTTTCCACCTGTTCGACCCGCTCGTCGCCGGGCAGCTTCGCGGCCTGTCATGGTTCGCGCCGGTCCTGGTCAGGCTTTCCGATCTTGATGCCGCGCACGACGCGCAGCTGATGCGCCAGAAGATAGCGGCGCTGATGACCGGCTTTATCACTACGGGAGAAAGCGCGGCTGGGCCTTTCGGCGGAGATCCGGACGCTCATGGCAACTTAGAAGCCACTTTCGAGCCGGGCGTCCTCAACACCCTAAACCACGGCGAAGACATCCGTTTCAGCGAGCCGGTAAAGGTCGGCTCCGAGGTCATCGACTTCTTGAAGCTCACCGTCAACGAAATCGCCGCAGGGCTGGGCTTGCCCGCTTCCGTTCTCTCCGGGAACGTTTCGGACGCGAACTACAGCAGCATCCGAGCTGCTCTCATTGACTGGCGTCGACGCGTGGAGATGATCCAGTACAGCGTCCTGATCCATCAGTTCTGCCGGCCACTCTGGCGGCAGTTCATCACAACTTCCGTTCTATCCGGCGCCATTGACGGCCGCGGCTTTGAGCGAGATCCGGAGGCGTTTTTTAGCGTCGACTGGATAACGCCCCGCTTCGATTGGGTGGATCCGCTCAAGGACACCGAGGCAGAGATCGCAGCTATCGAGGCCGGCCTCATGAGCCCCCGCCAAGCCGTGGCCGGCCGCGGCTATGACCTGGAGCTGTTGTACCAAGAGATCGCAGACGACAACCGCCGTGCGGCCGAGCTCGGCTTGTCCTTCTCGCGTCGCTCAATCCCGCCCCAGATTGGAGTTGCTGCATGACGGTCGCAACGCCCGGCGCTCCGGATCTGGTGACGCGCTTCGCCACCATCAGCACCAACACATGGAACGCGGAAGCGCGGACCTTCGAAGCTGTCTTCTCCACCGGTGCGCCGGTGAGGCGCTACGACGGTCGCGGTGCCTATCTGGAACTGCTTTCGATCTCCGGCCATCGCGGCGCGGAGGGTGCGCCGTTCCTGGACCACCACCGCCGAGACAGCCTCGACGCGATCCTTGGAACGGTCCTCTCCGCCAGGACCGTGGGCGGCGAGGCGATCGCGACGATCAAGCTCTCCGGACATCATCCCCAAGCCGCCCGGCTCGCTTCTGAGCTTGGCGACGGCAATCGCTTCGGCATCAGCGTCGGCTACCGCGTCGACGAGTGGGGAGCCGAGCGCACCGATCCCAAGACAGGCATTCGATCCCGTGAGGCTGTCCAGTGGACGGTCGGCGAGATCAGCGTCGTCGCGGTGCCAGCCGACCCAGCCGCCAGCACAAGAGGAGAATCGAACTTGGAACCTGACCTGATCCCTGCTGACCAGAATACGACCACGCCGCCGGTGCAGACTCCGCCGCCCGGAACCCAGACCCGCGCTGAGGTGAACGGCGAGATCCGAAGCATTGCGAGCCTCTCGGCCCTACCGCAGTCGTGGATCGACAGCCAGATCGATGCGAGCGCCACCCTTGAGCAGGCCCGCGCCGCCGCCTTCGAGGCGATGCGGAGCCGCCCGAGCGCTACCGATCAGATTAGGTCCACCGTGCAGGTGATCCGCGAACACGACGCTTCTGACCTCCGCCTCCGCAATATGGGCGAGGCCCTCTACACCCGCCTCACGCCGGGACACCAACCTGCGGAAGGCGCCGGCGCCTTCGCCGGAATGACGATCATCGACATGGCCCGCGAAACCTTGCGCCTTCGCGGTGTGAGCACCGCCGGGTTGAACGCCAATGATCTTATCGTCCGCGGCCTTCACACAACGTCAGACTTTCCCCTGCTGCTCGGCGGCACAATCACCCGCACCATCGGCGAAGGGTACCGCGCGGCGCCTTCAGGGCTTCGCCAGGTCGCTCGTCAGACCACCATCCGCGACTTCAAGACGAAGTACCGTCTCCAGCTTTCCGGAACCCCAGCTCTCGAAAAGGTCAATGAGGCCGGCGAATTCAAATACGGCACGATGACCGAAGCGGGCGAAAGCTACCGCCTCGAAACCTTCGGCAAGATCTTCGCCATCAGTCGCCACGCGCTCGTGAATGACGACCTCGGCGCTTTTGCGGATCTTGCACGTAAGTGGGGGCAGTCCGCGGCAGCGAAGGAAGCCCAGTTCCTTGCGGACATCGTGCTGGATGAGGGCGGTGCCGGACCCAAGATGAGCGACGGGAAGACCTTCTTCCATGTGGATCACCGCAATAGGCCGGCCACGGGCTCCGCTCTGGACATCACGGGCCTCTCGGCTGCGCGAATGTCTCTTCGCAGGCAGGTCGGACTCGCGGGGGAGCTGATCGACGTAGCTCCGAAATACTTGGTGGTGCCCCCGGAGTTGGAAACGAAAGCCGAGCAGCTGGTTGCCCCGATCACGGCGGTCGCCTCCACGGAGATCAACCCTTTCTCGGGTAAGCTCGTGGTGGTGGTCGAGCCGCGCTTGACCGACCCGAAGCGCTGGTATCTGGCCGCAGATCCCGCGCTGAACGATGGCTTGGAGTTCGCCTATTTGGAAAGCCGCGAAGGTGTGCAGACAGACACCGAGGCCGGCTTCGAGATCGACGGCGTCAAGGTCAAGGCTCAGTTGGACTTCGGCGGCGGCTTCGTTGACTGGCGCTCCTGGTTCATGAACCCCGGCGCGGACGCCTAAGCCGTGGCCACAGTCGACGATCTTCGGCTGCGTCTGGAGGCTCTGGAGAAAAGCCGAGCCTCCGGAGCGCTGAAGATCGAACTGCGCGATCGCTCGACCTGGTTCAAGAGCGACGCGGAAATGGCGTCCGCGATCGCTGACCTCAAGCGCCAGATCGCGGCCGCCGAAGGTCGGCGCCGCACCACCGTTTACATCACAACCTCGAAGGGATTCTGAGATGCGCAACTACGTTCAGCCCGGTAACGTCGTCACCCTGACCGCACCCGCAGGCGGTGTTCTCTCCAGCCAAGGCGTGCTGATCGGCTCGCTCTTCGGCGTGGCCGCCTACGACGCTAAGGCCGGCGCAGAGGTCGAGGTCGAAGTGGTCGGCGTCTATGACCTGCCGAAGGATTCGGAGGCGCTGGCGGAAGGGGCGCGCGCCTACTGGAACAGCACCAACAAGAACGTGACCGCAACCGCGTCCGGCAACAAGCTCATCGGCGCTGCGGTGAAGGCGGCAGGCTCAAGCGATACCACCGTCAATGTACGTTTGAACGGCGTCGCAATCTAATCCGGCGGGGGGACTCTGAGGGCGTCGCGGCCCGTCCGACAACGGAAAGCTCGATCCGGCCCGCCAATTCATTGAGCCGGTCAATCGAGCCCGGCCGCATCATTTCCCGTCCGGGAGGCAATCAGCTCCCGGACCCGTGTGAGCTCCGAGCCGGCCGCAGGGCATGCGGAACGACTTGCCAACCTCCGGCCGCCTTTGAAAAGGCGCCGCACCTCGAGGCGGCATAGACCGCGCGCACAAACCGGCCATTGACACGCAACGGAATCTTGGACCAACTTGCGGCCGCTGAGCCCCCCCTTGGGGACCATTGAGGAAAGCCGCGCGGCAGCGCGTTTCTCGTGGTCTTGGGGCGGCTGCCGACGCTCCGGAGAACGGAGATGCTCGTGCCCAGTCAATCTTTCCAAGTGAAGTCCGCCGATCGTTCGCTAAGCCACTTGGTTGGCGCCACAATCGCAGTCGAGCCGATGCCGCCGGCCGTTGGCGAGTTGTGCCTCGTGCAAATCAGAGGACAGCCGCACCCGCACCTAACGCGGCTTGAGGCGACTGCTGACCATGACAGGTGCCCGGCCGGTTGCCGGCCGCTGACAAGGTTCACGGCATTCTGCGTGACCGAAGATGCGATTGAGATGCTGAGCCGCGTTGATGTCGAGGGTGCACGATGAGCGCCGCAGCAGCGGAGTGGCACCGCAGGCTCTCCGAGGTCGGCGACGATCTAGAGCGAGCTGCGGAGATCGCCAAGCAGACCAAGCGGGACAGGATAACGATCGGTGCAGCCGCGAGCTTCATCGGCGCCGTCCAGGCGCTCGGCCGATCTCCAACTCAACACCAGGTGATGCGTGCCCGAGTTCGGCTTGCGGCACTGAAACAGGCGCTTGAGGAACACCGCGATGACTGATCCACGCCAAGCCCGAATCCACCAGGTCGAGACGGATGATCTCGCGCCGCAGATCCTCCGGGGCGACTTCCTCGTCTGCGAGGCGACGCAAGAGTACCTGGGAGCAGGCGTTTACGCGCTGGAGCTTGGGGGCCAAGTGGTGCTCCGGCGGGTGACCCGCCGAACTTCAGGCCTGCACCGGCTTACCGGCGGGGGTGAGGATCGGTTGGTTGCTCCTGACTGGCTTGAAGAGCGGCTGCTCGCGAAAGGCGGATTGCACTGCGCGATGTACGCACCACACGGGCAGCACAATTAAGCTGCTAACGCCGCCGAGGCTCAGCTGCGGCCCAAGGCCGGGGCTAATGATTCGGCGGCGCACCTACCCTCTCTTCCTGGGTTGATCCTGCGGAACAAGGCCCCTATGTAGAATTTCTACGGAGGGGGCTGGGCATGAAACCGCGGATCTCGATACAGGGCATAAAGGTCCTGCAGGCGTTCATGGAGCGAGGCGGAGGCGAGCTCTCTGGGTCGGAGATAGCGACGACGACAGGGCTTCTTTCCGGCACCTTGTATCCGATGCTCGTCCGCTTTGAGAAAGCCGGCCTGCTTACGCACCGTTGGGAGGAGGGTGAACCCTCTGAGCTGCGAAGGCCGAGGCGGCGCTTTTATCGGATCACCGCAGAAGGACAGCTGGCGTACAGATCGGTCTCGAAGGAGCTCACGAGTTTTGGGAGGCTGGTATGGAGTTCCTGATGTGGTGCTTGGGCTCGCTCCTTGCCGCTCTCCTTGGAGTGGAGGTGCCGGTGGCCTCCAAAGCTTTTGCGCGGTGGCTGGTTGGGAGGGCTGTCAAGCGGCTTCCCGTCCAAGATCAAGCCTCGTTCCATGAGGAGTGGCTGGCACTTCTTGATGAGCTCAACAGTCCCACACTCCAGCTTCTGCATGCGTTCTCGTTGTTCGGGAATGCCCGCGCCACGCGTGACGCCCTCACGGAGACAAGCGGAAGCCTCGCATTGAAGTTTGCTTCTCGTGCTGCGGGTCTCAGCCTGCTGATCTTCTCGGGGCCGCTGCTGTCCCTGGCATGGATAGTCTGCATCAGTCTCGGCATTCGGCCCATCCGTACGGCGATGCGAAAGGTGAACGGACGGATGGTTCGAGTCTACCGGTTCAACTTCGAGTTTCACTCAGTCGAAGAACTCCCCGTCCTGGTGAACGTGCTAAAGGGCGAAATCACCATTATGGACGCTTTCCGAATGACCAGGGATGGGGAATAA